ATTCGTTTGAAGCAGAAGAAAACCACCACGATGACTTGGTGATGACGCTGGTACTGTTTGGCTGGCTCACCACCCAAGCCTATTTCAAGTCCATCACCGGCAGCGATATTCGCAAAGACTTGTACGAAGAGCAAATGAAAAATTTGGAAGAAGAGATGACTCCCTTCGGATTCGTGGATGACGGGGGGTCTGACGGCACTTTCACAGACGCTAGCGGCACATCTTGGAAAGTGAATGGTGGCGAAAACCTAGATATGGGGTGGACTTTCTGACCGTTTGTGAATCTTTCAGAATAATACATACAAACAGAAGCACAGTCGCAAAGCATTGACTTCTTCACAAAGGAGAAACACAAATGGCATTTAGAGTAAGCCCTGGCGTAAGCATCAAAGAGATTGACCTGACCACCATCGTTCCTGCGGTTGCCACCACTCCCGGCGGTTTTGCAGGCTACTTCCACTGGGGTCCAACCGATCAGATTGTTAAGGTTACAGCCACAACCGAATTGGCTACCATCTTCGGCAAGCCGTACAACGACAACTTCATTGACTTCTACACCCCCGCGAACTTCTTGTCTTACGGCAACAATATGCAGGTTGTGCGCGTAGTGGGTTCAACCGCTAACAACGCAAGCGTAACGAAGACTGGTGTATGTGCTGCATATGCTAACGGTGGATTCGTTATCAAAAACGAAACTGATTTCAATTCATCCACCATCACCCAGACCACTGCTCCTACTAATGGTGTGCTGTTTGCCGCCAAGTATCCTGGTCTACTTGGTCAATCGCTCAAGGTTGTTGTCACCAACGGCACAGGCATCACTGGTGCGTCTTTGGCTAATGCTGCTTCACAGGGCGCAACCTTTATTGATGTCACCACAAATGGTGCAGCACAAGTTCGTTACTTTGCCGTAAACGATGAAATCACATTTGCTGACGGCACAAGCGCGACGGTTAGTGGAGTTCAGAAGGGAACCACTGCTTCCACAACTCTTACTGGAATTACCGCGGTGTTTGGTGATTTCTTTGGAGTTACTAGCGGTATTACTCTCACCGCTGGTGGTAATCCGTTTGTGCGTCTGAATCTCAGCACAATGGTTCCTGTTTCACAAGTAATAGGAACAACGCTCACCATCAAGAGTGCATACGCCAAATATGTTGGATCAAATGCTGTTACTACTCCATATGCTGCTGATGCACTCGGATCAGGCGATCTGATCAATGTGCTTGTACTAGACAAGGACGGCACATGGACAGGAACTGCAAACGGTCTTCTTGAGAAATTTGAAGGCTTGTCTCGCGCATACGATGCCCGTAAGTATGACGGCAGCAGCAATTACTACAAGACTATCATCAACGATCAGTCCAAGTACATTTGGGCACTGTCCGCGGATCTTGAAAGCAACGGTTCCACTGCTGCGACCTATACGGCATGGACGAAGATTGGTGCAGGAATTGCCACGCAGACCACTGTTGGTGATGGAGTCATGTCCTTCGGACTCACCGGTGGTTCGGATTCTCTACCGACCGATTCCCTCCGTTGGTCTAATGGTTGGAGCAAGTTTGCTGACGCAGATTTGGTGGATGTGTCTCTCCTGCCAACAGGCGATGCTTCGGCAACACTTGAGCAGTTGATCATCCAAAATGTCTGCGAGAAGCGTCTTGACTGCATGGCATTCGTGTCGTGTGCATCCACTGATGTTGTAAATACCCTGCCGTACCAAGCCTTGAACAACCTCAAGACTTTCCGCGACACCACACTCAACATCAACTCGTCCTACGCAGTTTGCGACAGTGGTTGGAAGTACCAGTTGGACACCTACAACAACCTGCTTCGTCTTGTGCCGCTGAACGCGGACATCGCGGGACTTGTTGCTCGTACCGAGTTCACCAACGAAGCGTGGTTCTCGCCCGCAGGCTTCAACCGTGGTCAACTCAACAATGTGGTCAAGTTGGCGTACAACCCCACACAGGAAGCCCATCGTGACGAGTTGTACACCCGTCAGATCAATCCTGTCGTGTCCTTTCCCGGACAGGGAACCATTCTGTACGGCGACAAGACCATGCAGACCCGTCCGTCCGCGTTTGATCGCATCAATGTCCGCCGCCTGTTCATCATTCTTGAGAAGGCGATTGCCACAGCCTCCAAGTTCTTCCTGTTTGAGCAGAACGATGAGTTCACTCGCGTACAGTTCAAGAACCTTGTGGTTCCGTTCTTGAAGACCATTCAGGCACGCCGTGGCATCACCGACTTCAAGGTGGTGTGCGATGAAACCAACAACACAGGTGAAGTAATTGACCGCAACGAGTTCGTGGCTGATATTTTCATCAAGCCAACCCGTAGCGTAAACTTCATCTCCCTGAACTTTGTTGCTACAAAGACAGGCGTAAACTTCAGCGAAGTCGGCGGTTAAGGTCTAAATAAAACTAAGGAGTAATCCATGCCAGTAGATCCATCAAACAACATTCAGGGTTTCGTAAACGCCTTCGCTGGCGGTGGTGTTCGCACCAATCTGTTCAAGGTCACGGGAAACATTCCCGGATACGCGAACAACCGCGCTATCTCGTTCTTGTGCAAGGCAGCACAGATTCCGGCTTCCTCGCTTGGAAACATTGAGGTTCCGTATCGTGGTCGCCGCATCAAACTGCCCGGAGATCGTACATTCCAAGACTGGACTATCACGATCATCTCCGATGCCAACATGAGCCTGCGTTCGTACTTTGAGGCTTGGAGCATGACCTTTAACTCCCATGTCTCCAATGTGGCTCCCACCAACTTTATGAGTTTCATGCCCACTTGGTCGGTCACGCAACTGAAGCGTGACGGCGAAGCACTCCGCACCTACAACTTCATCGGGTGCTTCCCGAGCGAAGTGGGTGCGATTGATCTGTCGTTTGAGAACAACGACTCCATCGCAGAGTTCCCAGTCACCATTAACTATTCGTGGTGGGAAGCCGCTGCGGGTGGAGCAGTTCCTGCTGTTGGTACTGGTCAGGAGAACATTCAGTCCACAGTGCAGAAGTCTGGTATCAATATCGGTCCTGGCTTCTGACGCTCTCTTTTGACGGGATTCTTTATTCATGGCTATTAATCTGTTTGGATTCACGATCTCTAAGAAAGAGACTTCTGCGGAGGAGACTCCCAAGAAGTCTCTTTCCTTTGTTGCACCGGATCAAGATGACGGTTCAGTACCGATAGAGGTTGGTGGATACTTTGGAACAGTTGTTGACTTTGACGGCACAATCAAGTCGGACATTGAACTCATTCGCAAGTACCGCGATATGTCGCTTCACCCCGAGGTGGAGTCTGCCATTTCCGATATCTGCAATGAAGCCATTGTGTACGATGAGACTTTTCAGACCGTAAAGATCGACACCACCAATCTCAAACAGTCCAAGTCCATCAAGGACAAGGTTGAAGCCGAGTTTGACGAGATTCTTGGGCTATTGGACTTCTCGCGCCGCAGTTACGAGATTTTTCGCAAGTGGTATATTGACAGCCGCCTGTACTACCACATCATTATTGACGAGAAGAACAAGAAGAAGGGTATTGTTGAACTGCGTCCCATTGATCCCACAAAGATCCGCAAGGTACGCAAGATCAACAAGAAGCCACTTGACAAGATGGCTCCTGCAAATGTCAAGGTGGTGACATCGGTTGAAGAATTCTATGTGTATAACGAGAGCGAGCCGAACTCCACTGCGCTTTCTATGGAAGGGCTAAAGATTCAGCCAGACTCCATCTGCTTTGTTCACAGCGGACTGTTTGATGCGTACCACAAGAAGATCATTGGCTATCTGCACAAGGCTATCAAAGCCCTGAACCAACTCCGCATGATTGAGGACGCAGTGGTGATCTACCGCATCACCCGCGCTCCCGAGCGGCGTGTGTTCTATGTGGATGTCGGAAATCTGCCCAAGCAGAAAGCCGAAGAGTATGTGCGTGGACTCATGCAGCGATATCGAAACAAACTCATGTACGATCCCACTACGGGTGAGGTGCAGGACTCGCGCAAGCATATGTCTATGCTTGAAGACTTCTGGATGCCCCGCCGCGAAGGTGGTCGCGGCACAGAGATCACTACGCTTGAAGGCGGACAGAATCTTTCGGAAATGGATGATG